CCTCACGACGCTGTTCACCGGGGCCAGTAATGTTACCAGCACCGAAGGCCATGCGGTCACCTGCCATGCGTTGTTCTTTTTTCTTTTGCATCATGGTCTTAAATAAAAAGGGCAGCTATCACTACCCTTATTTTACACTTACTTGTTTTATTGATAAATGGCGTTTATTAAGATTACGAGTATCACTCCATCACAAGCATCTTGGAGCGGAACACTTCAGGATTCTGCTGAGCAGCATTCAGATAACGCCACGCATTAGCAGGATCTTGTTCTGCAAGGCTACCAAAGCTGTTCCAGAAGTCCGCAGGATTGCCCTGAGGCTGCGGCTGAGGGGGAACAGGCATCTGGGGCCGAACAAACTGTTCAGGAGCTGCCTGAGGGGCTTGTGCAAAACTGTTGAGGTGCAGCTTGCTGATAACCCACTTCCTCATCGGGAATAGGATAAGGACCATTCTCACCAAAAGAACTCACAGGTATAATCTGCAAGCACATCAGGATCAGTCAAAATCTTTTCATAAGCACGATGCTCATCAGATAACTCCTGAAGCAAAACCAACAGCTTGCTGCAGCTGTTCATTGCTTTTGAATCAAACTATCTTCCAAGTTGCAGCTGTACTGGTTAAGAACAGCAGGAGCATCAGCACCGAAGTGATCAATAACTTCAAGACTTGCTTCGCTTACTCCGTTTGCGAGGAGCTGATCCCTGGTCAGTTCCTGCGAAGTTTGGGAATAACCGTTGAAGTAGGCCGGGTTGTTCTCGATCCCAGGCTGCGAGATCGGCTGACCCAGGTTGTTGTATTGGGGAACCTGCGGGGAACTGTAATTGGCCGGGACGGTTTGTTGGCTCTGCCCCGACTGTTGACCCAGGAACGGGAGCTGCACTGGAGAACTCAGGAGCCCCACTACCCGATTGAACGCTTCCTTGTAAGGATTCTCCGCCTGTGGTGCCGATTGGGGCACCTGGGGGGAGTATTGCGTAGGGGCGTAGTTCTGAGGCACCCCCATCTGGGCCGGCATTTGCGGGGCTGGGGCCACCGTCGTTTGCTGCGGTCGCCACCCATTGGGAATTGGTAGAAACCGTTGGAGCCGTAGCTGCGGTCTGCACCGGAGCCGCGTAGCTGATCGGTTGGGTCGGGGATGCTTGGGGTGCCGATTGGATCGGCGCTGCGGTATCGGCCTGCATAGGTTACCTCTTTTTTGTAGGCTTTCTAAAAGTTCTGTAAAGGAAGGGAGTGAGATCAAGACGTGGGTCCGCAGCCATCGGTAGATCCGGTTGCTGCGGGTGCGGTGTCCGCATTTCTTGATTGATTAGATCAATAAATGCAGAGTAGGCCCTCTGTACTTGACCCACCATACGGAATGGAAAACCGGAAAGCATTCCGGCAATTTCATCATCCGTTTTTGAAGGGAACAAATACTTCAGTGCTTCAATGCTATCAACCCCTAACTCTTGTAGGTTACGAGTAAAGATAGATTGATTTAATTTATCTTGAGCAGTATCTTCATACACTGGACCCATCCAGCGCCAAGATACTGTTCGATCACCATCAGGAGCAAAGTCCTAGAACACCATCTGGAATCTCTTTAGTTTCAATAGCAGTATCAATTGCTTTCTGAAGTTTCTTCTCATAAGTTGCTTTTTGTTTGTTATATTTTTCAAGTGCTTCTTCTGATTGATCTTCTGGCATTTCAGGGTATTTAATACCAGAAGCTTGTGCTAATGTCTTACGGAAGATTTGTTCTTCCTGGAAGATCATTAACTCAAAACAACGACAAATGCCATAGTTATACAACTGAAGACATTTCTTTTTAGCAGTAGCACTAACGCGACCGTAAGCTGATTTGATTTCAGTTGCTGTTACATTTGTAATTGAAAGGTCATCAATACCACCCAAAGCAAGGCGAATTTCAGAACGCAGTTGTTCTGCATAACGCGCTTGATCTGTACTGATTGCATTTGGAGTAATAAAACCAACACGATCTGTTGGCTCCAGGTTTGCAATCACTCGTGGTACTCGCATCCCGCCACCAGGGCTACCAATGTAGCCCGCAGGAGACCTTGTTACAGGATCCTGCTTATAAGTAGAACTAAATAAATTAAGGTCAGAAGTAAAACCAGATTGACTTGAAATACTAGGACGTTGTGCTACTTCTGTATTATTTGATTCAACAATATCTTGCTTGGGTCTAGATGACAGAAGCGTTGGATTACCAAAGAAAGAAAGGTTTGCCCTGATGTTTTTTACCATCTCATCATGAGCAACAATTTGATTAGCTAACCAATCAAATTCACCATTACCATCAGTTCCAAATGCATCAGGATTGTTAAATACTTCAACGCAAGGAATAAACTGCAATGTGTTCGTCAGAACTTTCTTTTGAGATGCAGTGAATTCTTGAGGAGTGTCGAAGCTTAACTCCTGCTCACTGTGCATCTCTTCAATGGTATCTGCCGTAATACGAAGACGCATGTACCGTTTATCGGTACTAAGGCCAACACCAGCAAAACCACGAGAGGATTTTACTTTATACGGATAGATAATAATAACTTCATCAAGATCTCCTTCTGGTGTGTAATAAGTTCGATAAGCATCTTTATCAAACCAATACAACCGATATGTTTTTTCTGTTGGGCGAATATAAAAGAGACCCTTACCATACGCTAAAAATTTATCCCAGATGGAATCAAGCCTTGCATCAAGCTTGTTAAACCGAATAACTTGTTGAACAAAATCAAACCGTTGAGTACCAAAGTTATCTTGCTCTGGATAAAACTCTACACCCTGCCTGATGCCAAACATTCGCATCTGGCTGAGGTGTGCACTCATCAGCATCGTATCGGCACCACCGCCTGGGTCACGGTTGACCACAGAGCGCAACATCTGGTCGAATACTGTTTTAGTTTCGCTCATGAGTTAATTTCTTTTTTTCTATTATGCCTCAATATCGTAACCAGGTGCAATGCGTTTGAATGTCAATGATTCCTCATCAGCTTCAACTTCAAAACGTTCGCCAGGTTGAAGACCAAGGTCATGGCAAAGTTCATCGGGAAGATTGATGACAGCTGAACCATAAGCATCTTGCTCAAGTTCAATTCCTTTCGTAAAAAGAAATTAGAGGCCATTAGTAAGTACTGTAGATAGTCTAATTCGTCAATACTCTATAGTAGATAAACTTACTTTAAGCAAATTTTTAAAATTCAATTTGAAGTTTTCCTCTGGTCATTAGACCATTGCATAACCAGACTAGTGCATCAACCGTGTCGTCATGTGAGCTAACACCAAAGTTTATGATTTCATCTGTTAATGCTTGGAACTTGCGATACTTATTGAATGTAATTTTGTGGCGTTCAAATAAACCCATGATGCCGCGAAACCTTGCAACTTTATCGCCACGGAATCCTTTGACAGGATGCCACAACAAATTATGAAGACCGTGCTCTTCTAAACAAATGCGTTTGAAATCGGCTTCTAATGATGCCTGATATGCAACGGCTTCTGACCATACATCAATATTACTACCTGTTGGATAATATTGATCACCATCTTTATGGATAACCCCCCACTCGTACATCATCTCCATTAGGGCTTCTAATTTTTCAATGTTGCCCATAACGCGAATGCGCTTGCAGTCAATGATATAAAGTTTATCTTTAATGCGACCACCCATTACAAAAACGGTGTAATCATTTCGTTCTTTAACACCAGCAGAAAGGTCAACACCAACGCCAAGAGAGTCAAATTCAGTAGGAATCTGACCTTTAACAATTAGATCAGGTGACAGTGACATTTCACTGGTTTGAATAATTTTATTTTGATACTGAAAACTAAAACTAATTGGAGCCTGCTTACGCCTTTCGTTCAGGTACTCTAGTGACCACATCTCAGGCCAGTAAGAAGTTTCTTCTCCATCCTTGTCTAAAGTAATGGCAGATTGAACAATTTGAATCCAATTGTTATTAGGAGTAAATGTAGTTTGATGAATATCGTCATGACGGAATCGTGTACCAAGACAGATAGCACGTCCACCTTCAAACATGGTTGGCACGATAACCGAATTCCAGTTATCTTCCATGGCTTGCCTAATATCTTTATTTTTAATATCATCAGCCGACTTCACAACGTCATCAAGCAAAAGTAAATGACTCCGCTTTGAGGTCACTGCACCTTTCAAACCTGCACAACAAATTGTAAACTCTTCTTCACCAGTAGATTTAATTCCTGCAAACTTCCAATCAATACTCCAATACTCATTGGAGTTAATTCCTTTGGCAATCTTTACTGTTGGAAACACCTCACGATATGCTTTACTTTCTTCAATGATTCTTTTGATGGCTGCACTTTTAGGTCGTGCAACATCAACTGTATAAGAGATATAAAGAATCTTTAATGGTTGACGGTGAAGTGCATGAACACCAATTGCCCAGGCTGCAAATAAACCTGTCACAGTTGATTTAGCCGAGCCCCTTGGTGCCAAGATGTCAACATTAGGGCCAGCAATTCCAATTAAGCATTCGCTATCTTCATGAGTATGTAAATGCTCATGCCAAAGCTTCATGTGTTCTGCTGGTGGTTTATCTGCTACTACTTCACAGAAATAAGAAAAATCTGTTCGTGCTCTTTCTATATCAATATTAGATGTTTTTTTAACTACTTGTTGTTTTGCTGCAGCACGAGCTGTACGTCTGTAAACGCTATAAAGAGATGTATTTGCCATGACTTAAGACTACAACAGTAATCTCAAGATTCTTCTGCCAAAATTTTAGTCCAGACTCCCATTGAAGCTTCTTGAAGTGGTTGTTCAATGGGATCATCTTTAAAGATAAGAAGAATTTCTCTAAGGGCTCGATCAGCACCAGCAAGGATCAAACCTTGTTTATCTGCTAAGTACTTTTCATCATTAATTTGTTTGATGGCGCCACGCAATTCTTTTTGTAACATTGCAATACGAGCAGCACCCATATCTTGCTTTACAACACCAAGATCGATACCATCACGCAACTTTGATATGTCTTGTTGCATGGAATCAATTTCTACTTCAAGGATAGAATTAAGATTTCGTTTTTTAAATTCTTTTTTAGACCAGTTATCACAATCAACAATTGTACCTTGATACCCAAGAAAACGGGCATAAAGATACATTTGAATCGGAGAACTTATTTGTTTACAGAATGTTAGATACGCTTCTCGTTCTTTTTCCGTTAACGTATCTAACCATTCGATCATGACCTGTAAGCAGAGCGTGACTGCGCGTAATCCCTTTCTTCTTTATAGCGCCTAAACATCTCCTGTTGCAAGTCGGTTAACCGTTGTTCCTCGGCGGATTTACCAATGGTAGCGCGTTGCTCTTGACCAGTTAATCCAATCTGACGTTCTTGGCCTGCTAAGAGTTGCTCTTGAGTTAAACGCTGCTGAGCACCCGTAGTTTCAACAGTTTTGCGCTGCTCTTGACCAGTCAATCCGATTTGACGCTCTTGGCCAGCAAGAAGCTGAGCTTGTGTTAAGCGTTGCTGAGCACCTGTGGTTTCAACGGTCTTACGTTGCTCTTGGCCGGTTAAGCCAATTTGGCGTTCTTGTCCTGCCAAGAGTTGAGCTTGCGTTAAACGCTGCTGTGCGCCAGTAGCAGCAACAGTTTCTCGTTCTTGCTGACCACGAGCAGCAGTTGTAAGGCGTTCTTGAATACCAGTAGCAGCAATAGATTTACGTTGCTCTTCTCCACCAACTCTAGTGCTAAGTCGTTGTTCAGCACCTTGAGCCTG